TGTGCCACATTTGTCCAAGAGAAGTGCCAAATCTGTCATGTCTAATAAAGATATAAAGGATATAAAAAGAAAGAAAGAAGGAGAGAGACATATGAATGATCTTCAAATAGAAAATTCATCTCCTAAGGAATTAATAAAGAATAAGTACCTCAAAAGGAGAGCTTATGGATTTGATTTATCTCCTGGAGATGAACAAGCAATCGATCGCTTAGTTGAGGACGCCTTACCAGTAGAGAAGGTTCTTGAATGGATAGATGAAATTTTCGATGAGTATAAGCCTAAGCACCGTATGGATCGAATAAAGCATTTCAAGTATCTAGAGGTCACCATCTTAGATAAATGGGTGAAGGAGCAACAGCCTGATAAGAGGCAAAGAAAAGATATTGATTGGGAGAACCTGTAATGAATAGAGAACAAGTGAAGAAGCTGTTTAAGCGTATCAAAGAATTTTATGGAAGCTTTGATGTTTATTCTGAAAAAGTGGATGCATGGACGAGTGTCTTGAGTAAATATGAACAGGATTTTGTATCGAAAAACCTTGAAGACCATATTCTGACCAACAAATTTGCTCCGACCATTTCTGACTTGGTAAATGTCTCAGAAAAGGAAATCCCAACTGGCCCGGCGATTCCATCAGCTGATGAAACACAAGAAATGCTTCAGGAAAGAGCCAGGAACCGAAGGAATGCCGCAAGTCCGGAGGTAAGGGAAAAGGCGTTGGCCGAGATTAGAAGAATCCTAAACATCCCAGATGAGGTGGAAAAGAATGAATCAGTTGGTTGAAGAACCTCAACTCATGAATGCAGAGGCCGAGGATTCGGTCATCGGCTCTATTCTCCTGGAGGGGGACCTGATTAAGGACTGTATCCTGCATTATGATCACTTCCACATCATGGAGAACAAGCGAATCTTTTGGGCCATGGGCCGTTTAGATAAAAAGGGGATCCCGATCGACATCACGACCATCGCTGACCTTCTTGAGGAGAGCGTAGAAAAAATCGGTGGGGTCAAGTACTTGCTCAAGGTGGCCGAGTCCGTTCCGACGACAAAGAACTTCAAATTCTATGAATCTCTGGTTCTGGAAAACTGGCGAAAACGAAGATCACTTCAACTGGCCAACGACTTCAAAAAGCAATTGGTCGAGGAGGATCCGGCCGAGGCGATCCAAACGGTTATCGGTGAATTGATGAAGGTGCAAGAAGAGGAGACCGCGGATGACGATGGCAGCATAAAAGAAGAGCTGTTGAATGTCTACGAACAGTTAAGCACTCAGACGGACCAAATGACGGGGATCCCAACTGGTTTCGATGAATTAAACAAGCTTACGGGCGGACTCCAGGAAAGTGACCTGATCATCATTGGGGCCAGGCCATCCATGGGGAAAACTGCCTTTGCCCTAAATGTAGCCTTCAACGCAGCTGAGGAGGGCGAAATCCCGTGCATATTCTCTCTGGAAATGCCGAAGAAACAGCTACTCAAAAGGCTTATCTCGATTTCAGGAAACATCGATGCTCAGAAGATGAGAAATGCAAGTGAGGACTTTACGGATCATGATTGGCAGAAGTTCTCCCACGCACTCGGCATCCTCAACAACATGGACCTCCATATCTTCGACCGTCCGAGTGTAACGGTGAATTATATCTGGACCAAGGTGCGAAAGGTGAAACGGGAAAACCCCGGCAAGAAGCTCCTAGTGATGATTGACTACCTTCAGCTGATCATGGGGAATGCAAGCTACCGCGGAAATCGGCTTCAGGAGATCAGTGATATCAGCAGGAGCCTCAAAGCGATGGCAAGGGAGCTTGATGTCAACGTAGTGGCCCTCTCACAGCTTTCAAGGGGTGTAGAGCAACGACAGGACAAACGGCCGATGATGTCCGATCTGAGGGAATCTGGGCAGATTGAGCAGGATGCAGATATCATTGGGTTCCTTTACAGGGACGACTACTATTACAAAGATTCCGATCTCAAGGGAATTACAGAGCTGATTGTTTCTAAGCACCGTAATGGGCCGACCGGGACCATCAAACTCGGGTTTGTAAAGGAGTACGGGAAGTTTATCAATCTGGTCAAGCAAGAAGCAATGAATTTTATGTAAGGAGGGATGACCATGAGAGCCACTGTACCCTATGGGCAATTAAGAAAAGGAATCCAAATCCAAAAAGATTTTTATAAAAGTGAACTTTTGCAAATGGACTACTTTAAAACGCCATGTGGAAAGCAACTGTACGAACTCACCTTATCAGAACTCGAGCAGGTCTATGAAAACGAGAAAGCTAGAAGGAGGAAGCGAGCATGAGATTTATTGGAATCGACCCAGCATCGAAAACCGGGTTTGTGGCCATAGACAATCGTGGTGAAGTCGTCAGGGAAAAGGAGTTGTCCGGAATTGGGGATAGGGACCCCAAACGGATGGTGACCCTGATTCACGAAATCACTACACACCTGCAGCCAGGCGACCACATCTGTATTGAGGGATTCCCTTATAGCACCCAAAAGGCGATGTTTGCTGGGGGATTGCATCACGGAATCCGCAATGAACTCTTCAAAAGGCGCCTTCCTTATCACGAGGTTGCTCCCAATGCCGTCAAAAAGTTTGTGGGAGTGACCGGCTGGACGGGAGAGAAGGGCAGCAAGAAGAGGCTAACAGGTCCACAAAAGAAGCGAGAAGTCATGAAGGCAGTTTTCAACGCCTTTGGATATGAACACCGGAGTGACAACGTAGTAGATGCTTATATCCTGGCTAGGATCGCCTTCGCCATCTTTGTGATCCGAGAGACTGGTGAGATAAATCTGACAGTAAATCAGTCTCAAGTCGTTCAGTCGGTCCTCCAGGAAACGCCGGAAGTGAAAAAGAAAGCATGAGCATCAGGCATAGACCATTGAAAAAAATCGTGTTCGGCATGACAGAGGAGACCATCGGAAAGGTCATTGCTAACCATGAAGCTCGAGGCTGGAGACAATCAACACCTATTAAGAAACATGGATACGGGTTAGGCTGCCAAATGATCTGGCAGAAAAATAGATGATAAGGGAGACAGAGACATGAGCAAAACTCAACTGAACGTGTTTTTCAAGATGCAGCAGAAGGATGACAAGAAAGAGGTTTTAAAGTTTGAAATCAAAGGGCAGGAAGAAGGAGATGAATCCACTACAGCCCTGTATGGCCTGGCAGGTAGCATCATCCTCTTTGAAATTGAAGGGTGTGCAGCTGGTGAGACTTCGGCAGAGTTCATCAACATTCAGCGAGACTCCAAGAAGACGGCCATGAAGTTTGCCATAAAAGGAGATTCGGAGAAAAAGGCACAGGAGCTTTATAAATACGCTGGCCGCAACGTGAACCTCTCCATCCAACAATCTCAAATGAGCATTGAAGAGTTTTACGAAGACGATCCAGGCATCGAGTACCAGGTAGACGAAAACGGGACCGTAGAGGTTCCAAAGGATCAAATGAGCATCGATGATGTGGAGGATCATGAAGACCAGGAGGCTGCCGACCCGTTCGAAGAGAAGGAGTTACATTTATGAATCTATAACCAAGAAGCAGTCCTTTGCAGGCGTCAAGGTTGGACAATGTATTACAGTCAAAAGATAAAAAGCAAGCAGTGGCGTCTGCTTGCTTCCTACCTTACTAGGAGAGGTTTATGTTTCACTAATAATATTATGCGTTATTCAAAAAATTGTCTGGGCTACAACTTAGGGGAATAACAAACTAATTTTCCTACCTTACAGAAAAACACTCTAAATACAATTATTTTTGATTTCCACTAAATTTTTCTTTGAAATAAAGGTAATCAACTTTGTGTTTAGTGGCCATAAGTTGAGATGCGAGTATAGCTGTATATATTGTTGTTAGAAGGACACTTAAAATCGCAATACCAAACAAAGAATCATTTTTGCTGTTCATATCTATACTTCCTCCTTAATCGAATATAGATATTTTTACCTGGGAAAGTTAAATTATACATTTACTTGATGAACAGGCATTTGAACTAACAAAAGGTTTTCATACCGTTAAGAAATATAAACAGAAAATCCAGAACTATTCTAGCATTGCTAGAAAAATTTGCTTATTAAGTCAAGGTAAAACATCCCGTATACCCAAAGAGCAAATCCTGCCAAACAGAATAGTCCAACTAAGTTCCGAGTGATTTTTTTAGGAATTCCGACACTCTCAAGAATTAATACAGGAATAATGGACGTTGCCAGTACCATTATGCAAAGAGTTGCCATGGCCAAAGCAAGTCCATTAAACACTGAAGTATCCAGTGCTTCAAACATATCCTCACCACCTAATGTGAATCAGGAATATTCCTGATTTATGAGTAATTAAGACTAAGAATATTTTACCATAACGGGAGGGGTATTAGTGGAAAAACAATTGTTCATGCTACCTGAAATCGACAGAGAAAAGACCAAGGCAGCTGTTGAGTCCGCTTTAGACATGTATCGGTTTTATTTACTAACAGTACCTGAAGACCACCTTCCAAAAGTGACTGCAACGTATTCGTTAATACCTCCGGCATTCTCTAACCAGTTTCATTCTTCCACCGAGCAGGCTGTTATTAATCGTGTAGATCAGGAGCTGGCTAAGAAGAAACATATTGAATGGGTCCTTAGGGGAGTCAACCGGTTAAATAAGAT